GAGACTTTAAAATAATAATTATCATCTAATACTAATGTAGAACCATTTATAGTAGTTTTAACACATATTTTATAATATCTTTCAGGTTCTAACCCATTCATATATAGATCAAAATAATTTCCATTAGCATCCGAACTTAATTGAGTATAATCATTATTATAATCTATAATAAATTCATCAGTATCCAAATCTTTTACGGCATAATATGATGCTGTTGGCAAATAATTTGTTCCTGTAAATTGGGATCCAGTTGCAAATACTCTAATTGGATACTTAGCAGCTACATTAAATCTAAATCTATTTACACTTTGTGGGGTAAAATAACCAGGATTTTCAGCTAATGAGGATACCAAATTAGTAGTATTTACTATACTAGCTGTAGCAGATCCTGTTAATACACTTGAATAATCTCTCCACTTAAATTCTAGTTGTGGAGGGTATATAGTATTAGTATCAACACTATAAAATTGCATTACAGGTTGTATTTGTGTATTAGTATTAAATTCTACACTATTTTCCCATTTAGTTATAAAACCATAGTTTGGTAACGAAGCTGAAGTTGGTACTCCTAATGAAGCACTATACCATAAAGAACATACAGTTTTAGCATTTACTTTTAAATCTTTTGTTGATCTGGTATCAAATGATTGGGTTACGGCATATTCAGTACCATCTGATCCACTATAATACCATGCTCCACCTCCTACAGTAGCATAAGTAGTATTAAAAGAACTTGTAACATAGTGATTAGTTCCATCAGAACCACTTGTAGTCCAAGTTATCCCCGAATTTTTAAAATTAGGTGAATTCCAATTACAACCATCTGTAGTTTGGGGTACATCTAAATATGTTCCTGTACCATTATACCAAAATTGTGCTAAGGGATGTACAGAAATATCGGTAGCTTCAACTACACCTTGAGCAGTAGCTATGTAAGCTCTAAAATCAACGTCCCATTGCTTACCATTAATTTTATTATCTATAACATCTACTATTTCAGATTGTACAAATTCAGTTAAAAATCTAGCTACCTGAGGGTTGGATGCTACTGCTATATTTAAATTAGAAATAGTTGTAATAGGGTCTATTCCGGTATTCATATCTGGATAGAATGAATATAATGTAGCGTCTTTATATGGGAATAATTTATATATGGCCATTTTTTTATTTTATAAGGGTACTACTTTACCTTTAATATCTTGGTTAGGATATTTAATTTCAAATATACTTGGATCTAAACTTGGATATATTACTTGATTTTGAGTTGCTCCCTCTATATCATAAGCATATTGAGAATACCCTAAGGAAATTCCTCTTTTATTTAAAAATTTAATATTTTTTACAGTTTGAACTCCTTCTATTCTATCTAATCTAACATATAAAAGATTTGTTAAAATAGGTTGATTTATTTGCCAATTATTTCCATTAAAATATTCTTTTAAAGAATTTATACAAGATAATATTACTTGACTGTTTATAAAATTAGGTAAAACTACTATTTCAAAATCTATAGCTATGTTTATAATATAAGCATTTTTTATTTCAATACTATCACCTATCATTTTATATTGTGATAGATATGTTCTTAAATTTTTCTTCAATGCTTCTGAAGGAGTAGTAAATTGATTATTAGAATTTTGAGATAAAACATACATACATAAAGTTTCAACAGTAGATGTTTGGTTATATATTGTAGGTTTTTCTATGTATATTTTAGATACTGTTCCAAAATCCGACGGCATACTTAATGCTCTAACCATGTAATCATCTAATGTAACTGTTCTTTGTTGGGCAGCTATTTGCATTAATGTGTTTTGTCTAATTTGTTCATCTGTATCTCCTGCAGCTCCTCCATCTGCTGCTAAAGGATTTGTTGCCGCTATAGATCCAAATATAGTATTAGCTATAGATGCATCAAGATTATTATTATTAAATGTAGTATTAGTTGTATTTAATGAAGTTAAATCTCCACTAGGTGTATTAGCTTCAACTCCTCCTCCAGTTAAATATCTTACAGTTAAGGTAGTATTTGAGGGAGCCGTACCATAAGTGTTTGTAAATAAAAAATTTGTTGGAGAAAAAGCTGTTGTAAGTTTATCTTGTTCAAATGGTAAACCTATGCCTACATTATTTGGGTTAGGTGTTATTAATTCATCTGTATCATTTGGATTACCTGCTCCAAATTGAATTTGTAAATTGTTTTCCGAAGTAAACCTTGTAGCAAAACGTCTTTGAACTTTTTTTAATTGTAATAAATAAGGAACTTCACCCATATCTGCTACATTATTGGGATCATTTGTATTAGTATTTTTTATACTATCAAATACCATTTCTTGACCTAAATAATCTACTTCTGAATAAGTATTTCCATTTGGATCTGTAATATCTAATATTTTTATTATATTATCCCCGGAAATATCAATTGTTGGAAACTGTTCGGGAGTTCCAAAAGAAAAAGTTTGAGAAGATACTGTTGCCGAAATTGCTTTTCTTGATTTTTTAAGTAAATAAAATTGAGGTTCTGTTCCAGCAATAGAATAAATAGAAATTTCTGTAGGATCTAAAGAACTTGATACTGAAAAATCACATTTATCTTGAATTAAAAAATTTAGTTTTGAATTGGTCGATGAGGCAATAGTAGTATTTTCTCCTATAGTTAGAGCATAATCAAAATCAGGTACATAATTTCCCCCTACTAATTTAGAAGGTACTTGTTGAAAAAGTTCAATTGTAGTTTGAGCAGCTGTTGTTGATTTAGGTTTGTATCCAAACATATAAGCTAATTCATATAAGTTATTTGTTTGCCTAGCTAAAGTAGTAAATGTTTCCTGTAGTTGGTTATCTAAATAAAATGACATTACATCACCTACATAAGCTGCTTGCTCCATAAACATCATTCCCGGTGATGTAGGAGAAAAATCATTATAGGTATTAGGAAAATAAGTTTGGGAAAATTCTATTAACTTAGCTCTAATATCCGAAAAATCTCTATTTAAATATTTTATATCTCTTTTTATATTTGCCATTATGTAAAGTCTATTTCTAATGTATCACTAATGTTAGTGTTAATTACATTATATGATAACTGAACTGTAATAATATTGTTATCTTCTTGTCTTAATATTTCTAAATTAATTATATTAATATTAGGAAAAAATGTTGATAAATCCTGAGTTATTCTTTCTTCTAAAAAATCTAAATTATCTGTAGTAATTTGTTCAAATATAAAAGCTCTTAATCCTCCTCCAAATGTAGGATTTAATGGTCTTTCTCCTAAATTTGTTAAAAAATAGTTTATTAAGTTATTTTTTGTAGCTACTTTTGTAGTATAATTGGGTTTAAATACCCCAGGTGCAGAAAAAGGTATATCTACTCCCACAGCAGCACTTTTATTAAAGTCTATTGGAAATATTTGCTGTGTATTAAATGCCATTATTTAGTCATTAATCCCATTATTTGATCCATATTAACCTCTCCTGCGGGTAAAGCCCCATTTGTTGACGTTGTATCACCTACTCCTTTAGGGTTAAATGGTTTATTACCAAATCCCGGGGCATGTGTACTATTCATGTTTAATCCTGTTTCACCTATAATATCCATATAAGCTTGTCTTTGTTCCTTTAGGGATTTTTTAGGTGTTTGTGTTACGGGTGCAGGTGTAGTTGATGTAATACTTTCTTGTATTGGTTGTGTAACTACAGCTTTAGGTGCTTTAACTGCCTCTAGTAAAACTTCCTTTAGCTCTTCTTGTATAGCCTCTCTAACGGCTTCTTTAATTATTTTTTTAAGTGCTTCGGTTTTCATGTTTGTGTTTATTATAAATATTAAATTAATCTGCTTTTAAATTATTTTGTTTAATGTAGAATACTAATTCATCTATTAATATTTGATCATTTGAAGAAAATGAAGGTTCTCCTTGAAGCATAATTACTCCATCCCTATTTCTTGCTATTGCTCTTTTTCTTTTTAATCCCTCATCTGTTGCACCTTCTACGGATAAAAGCCCCATTTTAAACCCATTTACATTAGTAACTACAGGAGATCCCTGTTCAGCTTGCCCTTGGGTAGCTAGTAATAAATCTTCGGATAATGATTCTTGAGGTAAAGCTCCGTCAATAGCACATTTTTGTATTAGTCCATCTAATAAAGATAAATAATTTAAAACTAATTGAATTATTTGAATTAAAATATTTAAAATTAAAAGAATAGCTGCTGAAGTTATTTTTAATGTTTCCAAAGTTATGGTTATAACTTCTTGAACTGATTTATTTCCTAATTGTGGGATTTTTGCCGTAAAGGCTTTTGTGATATCAGGTGCAAAAGGTATAGAAGGAAAGGTTAATATCACAGTACTAAGAGTTTGAAAAACTACATCAGCTATAGTTATAATTTTACCTGCAAATTCAACTCCTATTTTTATGGTTTCTAAACTTTTAAAAATATTATTTAACTGTTTTGTTAATTTATTTTTATTAGCAATTATTTGATTTAAATCTTCTAGATTAGCAGGACATGAAACATTTAAGTCCTCAATTTTTTTGCCCAAGGCTTCTTTAGGGTTAGTAATACCAAATCTAGCTATTTGAACTAATGCAAAGGGTAATAAGGTTGTTTTTACAGTTTTAATCGTTCTCTGTAAAAGTTCACTAGTAAAAAAACCTTGAGGGTCTTTTAATTTTTCAGCTGTTGTGATAGTTTGAACCTGAAGTTCTGTAAAAGGTGTTTCTTCTATTGTAACTTGTTTATTTGGGATTGTAGAATATAATTCTATAATTCCTATACTTGAGGGTAAAATGTTTAAATTTCCTTTTTTAGTAAAAGGATTAATTGTTTTAGTAATATAATTATCTAACGAAAAAGTTATTTTAAAAGTTTTTTCTTTTAAATATTCTCCATCTAATTTAAAATCCCCTGTAGGTTCGGAATTTATGTTACTGCCTACTAATCCTACACTTTTAACATCATCCGTTATGTAAACATCCTCTAAAGGTTCTTTAGATAATCCATCTACTACTTTTCCTGTGATGGTATAATCATAAAAATTTTGAGGTGGTTCTGTTTGTGTTTCTACTATAGATAATACCCCAAATTCTTCTACTCCATCAAGTTCCTGGATTTGGTTATTTAATTGTTGTAGTATAGAATCTCCCATACCTCTGTAATTAAAATCTGTAGAACTTTCTCCTACTGAACTAAAAATAATTTCCTCTGTATTATATGAATCTTGGTTTAATTCTCCTATACCCCCTAATTCCCTTTGACCATCTAGTCCATCTCTAAATTCAAAATAAATTTGACCTCTAAGCCCACCAGGAACAGATGATCTAACTATATAAACTGGTACTTCTTCTTCTCCATTATTTGGTACTACTTCTGCCATTATATAGTTTTAACATTTTTAGATAAAATAGATTCTAAATCTTCTTGTATTAATCCTAAAGTAGTATTAATGTTAGAATATGCATTGTTCTTTTCTATATCTGCCTTTGGAACTCCATTAGGATAGATTTGAGATGTTGACATTATAGCAGTCATTTGAATTAAAGCTTTTAATATACTATCTAAATGAAATAAAAGTGTATCTCCTTTGACTATAGATTCTTTAGCATCTTTACTACCTAATCTTATATTACCCGAATCTATTAAAAAATGTTTAGCATCAAAGTTTAAAGAGTTATTAGAGGATAAATTAACTGATTTTTGTCCACTTATTAAAACATGGTCTTCTTTAGCATTAAAAATTAATCTATTTGAATTTATAATTACTTGAGGACCTGTATAAGTATTAGGTGTGCTTGGTTTTAATTCTTTGGGATAAGAAAAAA